TGAATCCGTTGCTACTATTGTTGGTTTTGTTCTAAAGATGGGTCCTGATTGTTATAAAGATCAAAAGCGTTTTCCCAGTGGTCCTTGGTGTAGTGAAGGAGACTTTATCTTAATGCGTACCTATACAGGTACTCGTTTCAGAGTTCATGGTAAAGAACTTCGTTTAATTAATGATGACAGTGTAGAAGCTGTGATCGATGACCCAAGAGGATATGAAAGACTATGATTGAAGAAAATGCAGAACAATTAGAAGTAGAAGAAGAGACTGATCTCGCTAAAGAAGATTTTGAACTTCCCGTAATACCAACTTCTCAGGAAGAGAAGTTTTTCGGTAAGACTACTCAAGTGAGCAATGCATCTGATGATGAACTTGAAGTGCAGGTAGTTGAAGTTGAAGAAGATGGAGTTTTTAAGGAAAATGTCGAAGAGATAGATTCGGTTAGTGGCAGGGTGCAGAAGCGGATCGATAAGCTCAAATACGAATTTCACGAAGAACGCAGAGCCAAGGAAGATGCACAGAGGATGAGGGATGAAGCGGTAAATGCTGCTCAAACTTTAAATAATCAACTGCAACAAGCTAGACAAATGGTGTCTCGTGGACAACAAGCAGTGATTTCCAATGTGGCTGCCAAGGCAGAAGCAGAATTAGAACATGCTAAAAAGATTTGGTCAGATGCTACTGATGAAGGCGATAAAGAAGCCATCATCAATGCACAGGAAAAAATGTTGGAAGCTAAACTGCAATTGACGCAAGCCGATGCAGCTATAAAGAGACAACCACCACCTCCGAAAAGACCGATTTCCCCTCCTATGGGTGCACCAAAAGGAACTCCTTCGCCACAGCAAATAGCAGAGGCAAAGCCACCACCACTTGATCCGTTGGCTAAAGAATGGCTTGATGAGAACGAATGGTTTAATTCCAATAGAAAGCTTACAGGCTATGCAATGGGGTTACATCAAGATTTAATTAACGAGGGTATTAATCCTCAAACTAGGGAATATTACGATAAAGTAGATACGGAAATGCGTACAGCTTTCCCTAACGATTTTTCCGTTTCCGAGTTGGATGAAGGGCAAACTGCTCCAACACGGAACGCAGCTACGATGGTAGCTCCAGCCACTAGAAATAATGGCGGAAAACCACGC